GGAGCTCGGTGAGGTCCATGCCCTGCTTGACCGCCTCGTAGGCGCGCATGGTCGGGATCATGTCGAAGTCCATGGCGTTGGTGGCGCGGGTCTGCTCCATCAACGACAGGCCGACCGGTGACCGGAACAGCGACCGGATCTGTTGTGCCTGTTCGCCTTCGCGACGTTCGACGTCGGCCCGCTCGTCCGGCGTCGCGGCACGCCGAAACTCTTCGTTGACCTTCTCAAGGTCCCGTTTCGTCGACTCCGACTCGCGGAGCCGTCTGATGGTGGCGTCGAAGTTGTCGAGGTCGGCGTCCATCCTGGTGACCTGCGTTTGTTCTTCGGCGTTCATGCCGCGCTTCTCGGCAACGGCCCGATCGAGGATCTCTTGTTGTTTGTTCCATGTGTTCAGTCGGGCGTCACTGAGGACGCGGAGCTGTTCTTCGGCACCCGGCATGGGTCACCTCTCTGTTGTTGGTGGGTTGCTTGGGTGCCGGGTGGCCGACGGGCAGGCCGACAAAGCGGCGGGGGCGTCGGGGAGGCGGCAAGAACCGGAAATGTCAGGTCGGCGGGTAACGCCGTTTGGCGGACCGGGCGAGCGCTTCGGTAAGGCCAGCGAGATGCCGGTCAACCGCGCGCGACGTTTCGACACCGTCGAGCATCGTCTCAAGCCGACGGATCTCGGCCAACAACTCTTCGTTACGTATCCCCGCACTGGTGGACGGGTTCGCACCGCGCGACAACACCGAAATTTCGATCAGGTCAGCGCGGCTGATGTACCGCTCGGTCTGCGCGTCGTTCCACCGGTCACCGTCAGCCGGGATTCGCATCCCGACCGACATTTCGTCCATGTCGCGCCGTTCGACCGCGAACGCGACCTCGGCATGAATGCTCGAACGTTGCGGAACGATATCGGCCTCGTAGCCAAGTCCGTGCGAATCGGGATCCAGTCGCAACGTCCCCGCGCGCGTCGAAGCGAGCGGAACAGGATGGGCACCATGCGCAACGAGAAGATGAATGTTCCCGGCACCGCGCAGAGTGTCGTCCCAGGAGCCCGGCAGGATCGTCTCGTCAAATGACCCGTACCGGTCGTGAACCTTGTACGGGTCGTTGAACGTCGACGCATACCCCGCCAGGGTGAGCAGGCCGTCCTTGCCGGCACGAAGCTCAACCTCGTCGAGCGTAAACGCCCGCTGCTCCAACCCGCGCGACTCGACCGGCTCGGAGTCGGCGTTCATGGCACCAGACGCGTTCCAGTTCTCCGGAATCATCGACGTCAAACCGAGCGCCTTCGCCCGTTTGATGATGTGCCGGCGGATCGCATCATGCGACCCCGAACCTCGCCCCACCGCATGGATCGCGTTCTGAAGATCAGTGCCGTTCGCGATCGGATACGACCCGTCGGGCATCGCCGCACCCGACGCCGCCATCTTCTTGCGGTCCGCCGCGTTGTACACCCGGTCCTCGTACGGCTCGCTGCTCGCAAGGTCAGCGACCGTGTCAACCATCTGATTGATCGACTGTTCCGCCGACGCCTGAGAGACATGACAGGCAACAAGCTGTTGTTCGTCGTCATCAACGACCGCCCACGGCGCATACACCGGGCAGAGGTTGGTGTCTTTGGTGACCGAGAACCCTTTGGTAGCTGCCATGTCAGTTTCCCATCACTGATTGGGTCGGACCGGTGGTAAGCGTCGGAACTGACTGCAACGGCGCCGCAACCGCCGCAGGAGACACCGGTTCGGTGGTGTCGGGGCCGAGATCCTCGAGGTCGCGAACCTCGTCGCGATTCATCCATCCGGTCACCGGGTTCAACGCCTGCGTGTAATAGGCGCCGCGCGCGGCAAGGTCGCCGCGTTTCAAAGCATCCACGTTGAACTTCGCGTACTGCGGTTGCGGCAACAGATCCGAGACCGCTTTCTCGATACGGATCAACCAGCGGGCCAACGTGAACTGGGCGAGATGCTCACCCAACTGGGCGCGGTTCTGATATGTCAATCCCCCGCCACCCTTGGGCACCATCCCGAACCACGCCGGATCCAACAAGAACATCATCGACGAGATCTCCGCCGTCTGATATTGGCGCGACTCGAGGAACTGGGCCTGCTCCGGCGTCACACTGATCGGCTTCCACGTCGCACCGTTGTCCAACAAACCCGGACGGTGCGCGTTCTTCAACCCCGAATGGTCCTGCGCGAACTTCCGGACCGTGTCGCGCGCCTGATCCAACGTCAAATCTGAGGCGGTCTCGATGACACCAGAAAGACTCGCACCGTTGGAGTAGAACCGGGCCGCATAATCCTGCGCCGCCAAACCCAGGCCGATCGACTGGCGGGCATCCTCGAGCGGACTGACACCCTTCAACGCGCCAGGCCGAATGATCCCCTTCAAATGGACCAGGTTCCCCCGATACACCTCGCCGTGCACCAAATACTCCGGGCCCGAATCGACCGACCGGGTCGCCGCCCTGACCGTCACCGACGTCGGGTCAAGGACCCGAATCTCGGCCGGCATCGCGTTCCCGTCCAGCGAATAGATCCAGTAGGCGTTCCCGTCCAACAACAACGACACGGTGGTCTGGGAAACGAAATCGATGAACGTCGCGGTCGGGTTCGGTTGCTTCAGCCAGCGCGGCAACCCCGAGTCGACCTCCTGCGCCATCCCCACCGCGTCGTCGCGATAGACGTTCAGCGGCAACGTCGCGATCGTGTCCGAGATCAGCGCCACACAACCGTGCACCGCCAACAGCTGCGTCGCCGAACTCGCGGTGACCGACACGCCCGCCGTCGACAAGTTCTGAGTGCCCCACGGCCCAAACGGCGTCAACAGGCGCCGCTCGGTAGGGGAAGGTTCCGCAACCTCGACGCGCGGCGCGCGTAGCTGAGCGTCGAGGTTACGGAACGGTCTGAGCAGATCCATTCAGCCCTCGCTCCACAACTCGTCCGCCGACCAATACTTCGACGGGGCCCGCACATTGTTCAGATGCCACAACGCCACCGTCACCACCACCAGCGGCGAAATGTCGACACTCGAATGGGACCGCGACCACCGCCACGCATCCCCCGCCGGCGAGATCGCGGCACCCGCGACCGCGGCGTCGAGTTCCCGCTGCCCGAAGTGCCGAACCTTCCCCTCCACGACGAGGTTCTGCAACAACACACAGGTTCTCGGCATCTGCCCGTCCGGCAACTCGACAACGGCCACCCCCGCCCTCTTCAACGGCTCGAGGAGCGCGCCGGCCGGACCGCGCGGATCCAACGCGATCGTCTTGGCCTTCTCCGCCGCCCGGCCGATCACCCAGTCCGTCCCCGGATGCCGTTCCAGCAGCTCCACATGCACCAACCCGTCCGCCCGCCGGGCCGCAGCACCAAACGAAGCGAACGTATGGCCGGGAGCAACATCCAACGCGAACGCCGGCTCCAACGGAACCGACCCCTCGTCAACACACGCCGCCCACACACCCGGCGGGAACACTCCGACCCCCGAATCGAGCGCCGAAGGAATCCCCAACCGCTCCCGAGCGAACTCGTCACCCAGATGGCCGATCGCCGCGAACTCGGCCTCGATGAACTCCTCCGTGATCCGAATCCCCAACGCCGGATTCGCCCGCGCCCACGCCTCCCGATCCGTCGGACTCACACCCGGCTCGTTGTTCCACCCCGCATAGAACAGACGGCCCGCATCCGCCGACTGGGCACGGTTCCGGAGCTGGTGCAACACCTCCGAATCCGAATGCGGCGACGACGACCCATACCACACCTGCGGGTTCGCGACCGCCGACAACGCCGGCAACATCGCCCCCACCGCCTCCGGAAACAAGGCGAACGCCTCGTTCAAAATCAGCCGGTCGCCCGTAAACCCCCGAGCCGCACCCCGCGACCTCGCAATGAACTTCAGTCGGGCGCCCGACATCAACACGATCGCTTCCCGGCCGGTAGCAATCGAGATCTTCTTCACCTTCGACGACAGGTCGGAACTGCCATCAATCAGGTTCTGGATACGAAGAAAATGCTCCTGGGCCGTATCGAACTTGTGGGCCGAATGGACAATCAGCATCTCCTCGAACAAGAACAAGCCGGCAAGCTCGACCGCCTCGAGGATCGCGTCCTTTCCGTTCTGGCGAGGCGTCTCCACCCCACACTCGAACGCCGCCCACTGCCAATCCGCTCGCTCCGCCAACCCCTGGACCACAACGAGCCGCTGCCACGGATCCAGATGCAGCCCGACCGACTCCGCGAGATCAACCGCCTCCTTGCCCGCCTCGAGACTCGCTATCTCCGGCGGGAGGTGCAGCAGACTTGGCTCCTGCACGCCGAGCCTTGCGCTTGGCAGCGAGGTCGTCACTGACGCTGGTTCCCTTCGGTTCACCCAGGTCGGCGAGCTCTTTGACCGTCGCCCGATACTGCGCCGCAACCTGCGCGATCACCGACGGTTCGGCCTCGACCAGCGCGTCGGCGAGCATGTTCCGCAACGCCACCAGTTCCGCCCGCCGATCCGGCGACTTCAGATCCCGCCTACCAAATGTGCGACGAACGCCCGCCACTCAGATTCCTGCGCGCCTTGATGTTGCACGAACGATGCTCGGCCCACAGAGGGCTCGTCGGGTCACCATCACGTACATGGCCGCCTTGCCACGGGTCCCCATCACGCGCCGGCAACCCACACCTCGGGCACCGGTAGCCCGGGTCCGAGTAGGCCGCGACCACGACCGTCTTCGCGCGCACGTTGTGCCGGCCACGGTAGAGAGGTTTGGGCACTTTGCGTAGCCCCCCATGACCCTCGCGCGAGTTTTTGACGTTGACGGTCAGAACCGCGGTCTGCCTCTAGAAAAAGTGGGGTGGTTACAAAACACGGGTCGTCGAGGAGGACCCTGGATGGTTGGAGTCCCTTTCGGGGGACCCGCAGGTACCACCCTCCAGGGGGTAGGGGTGCGCGTTTTGTGTG